TAAGATATACGGCAAGTCGCCATCGAGAGGAGATAGTGCTGGTCGTATTGTGGTCACTGATAGTGTACCATCGCAAGCAATCATTGTAAATCTATAGTATCTGCTTGAAAAATAAGACCAATAAAGTTTTATCATAAATAGAAACATGAACACACATATGTTAAATTACAAATCTTTTATTATAGAATCTGAAGACAAGAATCTTCATATGGAGCATATTGACGATCTTATTTTCAATAAAGGAATTACTGGCGCCCGAGAAATATTTGCATTTATGGCCTCGTTGCGCGATATGCTTTCTGGAAAGACAAAGACAAAGATTACAACCACAGTAAAGTATGACGGCGCGCCCGCCATGTTTGCTGGTATTGACCCAAGCGACGGTAAATTCTTCGTGGCCAAAAAAGGCCTATTCAATGTCAAGCCAAAGCTATACAAAACTCAGAAAGATATCAATGCTGACTTGTCTGGTGATCTAGCTAAAAACTTTTCTATTGCACTTAAAGAGTTCGCCAAGCTTGGCATAACTTCTGGTGTATATCAGGGCGATTTGATGTTCGTTCATTCGACTCTTAAGAAGACGACGATAGATGGCGAGACATATCTAACTTTTCATCCCAATACAATCATGTACGCTATTCCATATGCAAGCTCATTGGCTCAGCGTATTCGGGATGCTCAAATTGGCATAGTTTGGCACACGACATATACCGGCAAAACGATTGCTGGTATGAAAGCTTCTTTTGGTAAACCTATCATAACCAAGATGAATAGAGTCAAATCAGTTTGGATGGACGACGCTACATTCAAGGATGTATCTGGTACAGCCACGATGACTGCTCAAGAAACAGCAGCATTAAATACCATATTATCAAAAGCCGAAACTATACTAAAAAAAATACCCACCGACATACTGAGTGCTATTTCTTCGAATGAAGAACTTCTTATGCGTATCAAGACATATAACAATACAAAGATACGTGAGGGAGTGGCTATAACAAATACGAAGACACATGTGGCTGGGTTATTGAATTATCTTAACGATTATTTCGCCGCAGAAGAAAGTGCAAGAAAAACGGATAAGGGCAAGCTTGCTGTTCGTGACCGCCGTAAGCTTACATTAGGCCCAATCGTAAACAATGTCGGTGACATGCATAAGATATATGACTTCTATAATGCTATTGTTGACGCAAAGAATATCATTGTGGCTAAGATGAATCAGGCCTCAGCTATTGGAACATTCATTCGTACAGCCAATGGATATAAGGTAACCACTCCAGAAGGGTATGTGGCTATCGATCATCTTACCGGAGGAGCAGTAAAGCTAGTCGATAGATTAGAATTCAGTAAGGCTAACTTCTCAAAAGATGTAATTAAGGGGTGGACTAAATGATTGATGCGTTTATTACAGGATTCATATTAGGCTTCATACTAGCATTGCTATTGTATAAATTAATGATTAATTATACATCTAAGTAGTATTTCATTATTCATTACTTATTCTATATCTACTTTACCTTGTATCTACTCTATATCTACTCTATATGTAACCTTCTCTAAATCGTTACACTCTATTATACCATAATAAACGCATATGTCAAGAACTATTTTGATATGAGAATATCAAAAATTATAAATAACATTACCTGTGTACCTAAGGGAAACCAGAATGGCTAAGAGAGTTGTATTTTCATTTGGGCGTCTTAACCCTATCACTATTGGGCATGAAGTTCTGGTGAATAAGGTCGCATCTGTAGCCAGAAGTCAGAATGCAATTGCGCGAATCTATCTATCCCATACCCAAAATAGCAATAAAGATCCTCTATCATACTCCGACAAAATGTCATTTGCTCGGGCCGCATTTGGTAATATTGTTATCAAATCGAATGCCAGAACAGTCATAGAGATTATGCAATCCCTCGATAAGGAAAAGTTTACCGATGTAACGATGATTGTGGGCTCGGATCGCGTAAAGGAATTTGAAGTATTATTGAATAAATATAATGATAAAGAGTATAAGATGAATACCATCGCCATTGTATCAGCCGGCGAGCGTGACCCAGATGCAGAAGGGGTTGCTGGTATGAGCGCAAGTAAAATGCGACAATTGGCTAAAGAGAAAAAGGAAAAAGAATTTATTGCAGGCGCAGCGTCAAAAATGCCTCTGCTGGTAAGGAAGAAAATGTATAAAGCAGTAATATCTGGATTAAATGAATCCGTGGAGAATGTCATGACCCTAGACGAAATGTTTGAGCAGCTAGTCGAAGCCGATGAAGAAGGTGATGCTGAGCTTATGCTGTCGATTGCTGACGCCAAGAAGATGCTAGATGATCTTGATCTTACGAATCTGGATCCGCATAAGGACGATGCGTATTTTCTACATGTGATTGGTCGAGAACATCTTGACGCCGACGATCCGGATGCGGTTGAACCACAAGACAATGTGGAAGAATCGGCTGATCCAGTTGACGAATCTGAGCAGATAGATGAGGCTGGAGTGTTTTCGGCCTCTCGGCGCATGAAGCTAAGTATGCGTATGCGTCGTATGGCCAAGAGATACGCAAGAATTCGGCAGCTAAAGGCCAAGAGAATGGCCCCAGCCGACAGACTGAAATATAGAGCGCGTAAGGCCGCGTTGATGTCTATTCGTAAAAGAATAATAGGCAAGAATAAGAAATATGAGGATCTACCCAGGACACAGAAAATATCAATCGATCAGCAGATTGCGCGTCGATTTGGTAAGAAGCTAGGTGCGCGAGTCACAATGCTATCTACTCGACTATTACCTATGATTCGAAAGAAGGAGATGGAGCGTCTTGCTGCGGCTCGTTCTGCGCCTACGTCTCAGCCCAAGACCGAAGGGGATATGAATAAAGATAACTTGAATTTATCTCCTGTCGATAACTCAGCAAAGAAAACGCGAATGTTCGAGGAACTATTTCTCGAAGCTCGAAAATCAGCCGCGGCTGATCAAGGTGCCGAAGGTGATCTTAATATAATATATCAGCTTCGCAAGGTTCAACGCCTCGGCGCGGCATTTAAGGTTACATGGGCTGATGGGACAAAGACACCCGTTAGCATTCAGCACGCAGTGAAAGCGCAAGACATGTACAAAAAGATGATGAATTCGCCTGGCGTTTCTGGCGCTCAGAAGCAAAGATTTGTGCGTAAGCTAGGAAAAGACGAAAAGTCATTTATGTCGGCCATCAAGGAAGATATGTACTATAGTGAGGATGGTAAGAATGGTAAATGCGATTACTGTGATAATACCGAGGCCCATTCACATAAGATCGACGACGCCGACTTTGCTGGCGGCAAATATCGTAAGCCTAACATGAAAGAAGCCCTAGTTGGTAAGCAGGTAAAGCTAGACAAGAACTACAACGGCAAGCTCGATGCTCAAGATTTCAAGTTGATCAGAAAGGATAAAACTGTCGCCGAGGTCGCGGTATCAAAGGCTCAGCAACACGCCGCCGGAGCAGCACTTGCCGCGCGGCGCGGCGAGTATGATGGTAGCAAGAAGGGTGGCGCAATCGCATCGATGGCGTCCATGAAGACTTCAGAGCTTCGCAAGCTTGCTGGTACAAGTACAAAGAATCTTCCTATGCACAAGGAAGAAGTAGAGCAGGTCGATGAAGCACCAGTATCGCCCGCTATGCGTAGAGCGCAGCTTATAGCTAAAATGGCCAAGCATTCTCCTAAGTTTGCTGCGGCTATGGCAAAACCTAAGCCTGCCGAAGACAAGAAAGTTGAAGAAGCAACTTCCGATAATACCGATAGCCGTCTTACACCCAAGATCGATATGCTATTGCGGTTAGGCCTGGTTAGTGCAGATTCGATCAATAGATATCGTGCTGCTCTTAGAGGCGGCGAAAAGTCTCTTGCAAATCCAGAACTGCGTCGTAGGCTTTCTGATCTATTAGATCGGCTACTCGATCTATCAACACAGGACCCGCAAACATTTAATCGTATGCGTACAACAATTCGCGATACGAATCCTATGCGTGAAGCCGTGCGAAGCGCACTGGATACTAAACACGACTCTGAACAAGATGCTATGGCTATTCGCCAAGCTCGCGAGAAGGCAAACGCAGTAGCCCGAAATACCGTTAGCAAAGCGGTTAAGAAGGAACTTAAGGACGAAGTTCAGCTAAGTGATAGTGCGCTAAACAATCTGAATGAGAAAGCCATTAAGCATAATATCGATATCGACATCATTCTAGAAGTATATGCTCGCGGAATAAATGCGTGGAGCGATTCATCGCGAAAGCTAACGCGCGAACAGTGGGCATTCAATCGCGTAAATAGTTTTCTTTCTGGCGGCCAAACCCAAGCTGTAGCCGACGCTGATTTATGGGAAAGAGCGTCGGGTGGTGGTGAATTTGGATCGGATGAGCTTCGTAGAAATTATTCTAACGCTACTCCAGGTCAAAAAGAAGAAGTAATACTAGCTTCGTTTTCTGCGCGCAAGCCCTGGGTGGGTCCCAACGAAGAAAATACGATAGATACAGGAAAGACTCCAAAAACATATCAAGATATTAGAAAAGCAATTTCTGGTATTCGGGAAGAAGGATAATAGTCATGAAGCCTAATAATAATTTCAATTTAACTCATTCTCTACTACAGACGGTTCGCGAAGTAGTTGCTCAAGAAGCCACTATGACAGGCAAGAAGGCTATGCCGAAGAAGAAAGAGCCGACTGTCATGATCTCTCATGGCAAGGGGGGCGGAGTAAAGGTTATTCCTAAGAGTCAATATAATCCAAAGATACATGATCTGGCAGACGAAAAGGAACCCATGGCAGCTCCAGTCGCTAAGGTTGATGCTAAAAAGATGGATCGCCGCAAGGTTATCGCAAAGACTATAGAGAAGAAAAAGAATGGCATCAAATTGAGCGGTAAGGCTGAATTCGTCGATGTCCGCCCAAAGATGAATGAGACGATTGACGGCCCGGCCGAAGTCGAACAGGTTGATGAAATTTCGCGTGGCCTAGCATCGCGTTATATAGATAAAACAAAAGACTCAAGCTCACGTAAGGCTGGTAGAGCATTAGCTCTTAAAAAGAAGTGGGGCGACAAAAATTATGGCACATCTGAGCCGAGAGTAAAAGCTACTGAGGAAGTCAGCGAGGGTTATGGCAATGATCTATCACGTGGTCTATCTACAAGTTCGCATATTAAAAAGAACACGGGACACAAGGTGCATTTCAATACCAAAGGCCAGATGATCCATACTGATTCCAACAAGGTAATTACTCACAATGCTGATAACCACTCTGTTCCAGAGCTAATTCAGCACGCCAAAAACTTTAAGGAAGAAGTCGAACAGGTTGACGAGATTTCAAAGGCTACACTTGGTTCGTATGTAAAGAAAGCTTCGCACGATGTGGCAACAAAGTCTGCTGCAACAGGCAGATATGGTGAAAGATCAAGAGAACATACTAAAAATGCCAAGAGTGGTCCTGCCCATGCTTATTGGGGAGACACAATGGCTGCCCGAGACGCTGATAAATTAGCTGATAAGTTTTTCAAAAAGTCTTGGGCGCGCCGTCAGGGAATCGCTAAGGCAACCGATAAGCTAACTAAAACGTAAATAATAAAGTATAAATACAAAAGTATATTATGCCGAGTAGTCGGGCAATTTGACGAAATGCGAAAGGGAACTAAAAATGCCATTATGGGGTTTTAATAAAGATTCATCCAAGACTGTTTCTGGTGCAAACACCACTGCGGGTTTGGTTGCAGGTCAACAGCCACGCGGGGGTTCTCATGCCGGCACAGGAAAGCGTAATATAATCGCTACCAGTGCTGGTTGGGTTCGTCGGCAAAATAAGACAGACTTGAATTCAAATAGTCGCCAGATGGACGAAACTCTGGTAGCTGCTAATCCGGGTACCGAAAGCGTATCCGATGGTTATGCAAATAGCGCATATCTAGGGTTCCCTGACATTGTGGAAATGTATACATCTTCCAATTCTACAGGTGGTAATGCTCTGGCGAGATCGGCCACAGCTAATCTCTATGTCGTATTTAATGAGCCCATACGCCATAAGGGCGGCCTCGGATATATGAGAGTTCGGATAGCAAACACTGTCACTGGTAATACTGTGATTGCGACAGGCACTGCTCAAACTACAGCTCCAGGCAATATCATCAATGCCAATAATACTCTTGTATTGTCATTCAAGCCTGGCGTGGCCGGTACTTATAAGGTCAATTCGAATACCATCGCGTTCAGCAGCGCATCTGGCGGCGCATTTGCGGCCAATCTCGTTAGCTTGAATATTTCTACCAATGGCGCTGAATCCGCCAATCTAATGATTAGCGGTGCGGTATCGAACAATATGGGTACGTTCACTGTTCGCTCCGCAACCTCAGATTAATATTCGGAGAATTTAATATGGCCGATAAAAAGGTATCTGCACTTACGGCCGCGACATCAACGACCAGCGAAGATTTATTGCTGGTCATTGATGATCCGAACGGCACGCCTGCGTCGAAGAGAATCACAGTAAAGAATTTCTTTGGTACAATTCCATCTAATACAGTATTTAATGGCCGCGTAAATGTTAAGGCCAATACGACAATTCTATGTAGCAATACTCTCATAACAAGTAATGTTAATATAACTACGAGTGGCTTATTTAAGGCCAATAACGTAATCATAACTGTTCGCTCGACTCCCGGATCGAATAATGCGCTAAGTGCCGGATATAAAGTTGGGCAAATATTCTTTAGCAACACACATCTATATGTTGCAGTCAACACTACGACATTAAAGCGTGTGGCGCTGGGTGTGTTCTAATGAAGTAGAGTAGAGTTTATATTATGAATTATGTTTCGAATGAAAATTTTATGCTATATGCGGCTCGTCATTATGATAATCCATTCTGTACTACAGAAAAGGAATTTCATGAAGATGTAAATCGCATAAAGCTCATACATAAGATGTTTAGGCGATACGACAACGATAAAGTAATAAATGACCGATTGATACTAAATCATCTACGATTATTATATAATGTTTTTGATGCTACGCACCTAACGAGAATGTTGGTATTTCGATTTAGTGATCATCTACATTATCTAAAACCTTTTTTGATATTACTTGGGTACTGGCCTGAAAGAATAACAAACGTAGGCAGTCTTGGTATTAATATAATCGGAAGTGATATAGTAATGGATATGAAATTAGTAGAGTCCCTTAGGAGAATTTAATGTCTGGGTTTGTCGTAGATATCTTTATGGTGTATCAGTTCATAAAACGACTGGTAACACCATTTGATCAGACACCCGCATATAGACTCGGATTGATCGACTCCGAAGGTAAGAAGCTTCGCAAGGCGCAGACACCCGAAGAAAAACGAGCTTTGGGGTATTTTGATAGACTAGTATTTAATCTCAAACGACTGCTGGGTGTTTTACCGGGAGGCAAAACTGTTTTGGCCTCATACGCGGCCGCGCTTCTTCTTCTCCGCGAAGAAGATGAGCGCCTAATTACCGATGATGAATATCTACTAGAGGAATTTCGTAAGGTCATTGACAATATCGATATGACCACGTATAATAAGCTTATGGAAGATGCTCCTGCAAATATGACTGGCGCAAGTGTGGTCGGCACTGGTGATAATATAGTTCATTGGTCTAAGCGACAGCCTAAGCTTGGCGACAAGGGCAAATTAAAGAAATACGGGCAGGCCATGGATGGTATATTGTATTTGCGCCGCAGAAAGAATGAGCAGATTCGTCTTGAAAAGAAAAATATGGTATTCTATAAGATGCTTGGGCGAAAGGTTTTAGCCAGCAAGAGTTCATCTTCAGCAGGCGATGATGGAGAATGAATATGCCCGTTGATATCCAAACAGATGTTGCAATTCTTAAGAGAGATATAGATCGTATGAGTGAGTTGTTCGACAAGATAGACATTACCATCGAAAAATTGTCTGATGTGTCGATAAGCTTAAATCGTATGATAGCAGTTCAGGAAACTCGATTAGTTCAGCAAGAAGACACAACACGTAGGATATTTACCATAATAGAAGAACACCGCAAACAAACGGAAGATAGATACGATGCCTTAAACACTAGGCTTAATCGAATTCGTGACGAAGTGAAAGACGATATGCTGGCGGTAACAAATAAGATGGCAGATAAAATAGACAAACTAACCACGTGGATTACACATATAGATCGTTGGAAATTTTCCATAGTTGGCGGGGCCTTAGTAATTGGATTTTTGATATCTCGCCTGCCCATTATCGAAAATCTAACTACTAAGCTATAATTACTTATTGACATTCAGCTAACGTCATGATATTATGACGTATGCTCTGGATTGATCACAAATACGTAGGCCTGGCGTCTAATAGGCTCCCTAAATTTAAAAGAAAAAGCGATAAATTATATAGTTTTCGCTGCGTCTTTTGTGGCGATTCCCAGAAAGACAAGAACAAGACTCGCGGCTATTTGTATGTGCATAAAGATCGAATCTCGTACAAATGCCACAATTGCAATCTATCCACTTCTCTCTACAAGTTATTGAATCACCTTGACTCATCTCTGGGTAATGCATATAAGCTTGAGCAGTTCTCAAACAATCATTCAACTTTCGCGCATAAGGTGCCGGCGATACTGGAGAAGAAACCAAAAATAGAGCCATCCGAAAGCAACATACTAATTGATCTTGGTCTAATACCTGCTCATCAACTTCCAGAGAATCATCGAATAGTCAATTATTTGCAATCTCGTAAAATACCACGATCTCGCTGGGTCGATTTGTATTATGCTCGCGATATGCGCGTTCTTGAGAAGCTTAATAAAAGTTATCAAAATCGGTTAATATCGGAAGAGCGTATGGTAATTCCATTTCGTGATATGGCAGGTAATATCACCGGCGTAACTGGTCGCGCCATGGGAAATAACAAGTTACGATATGTTACGGTGCGTGTGACCGATGACGCCATGATCTATGGCTTAAATCTTCTTGATTTATCTCAGACGATCTATGTGACCGAGGGTCCAATAGATAGCATGTTCGTAGATAATGCGATTGCAGCCGGCGGATCTGACTTCAAGCGTGTTGTGGCGCAGTTCGATAGAAATAAAATCATTCTCGTATTTGATAATCAGCCAAGAAATAAACAACTTGTCGATATCATGAATCAGATGATAACCCAGAATTATAAACTGGTCATATGGCCTTCGAATTGGCGGTATAAAGATATTAATGAAGCGATTATTGACGGAATAACTTCCTCGGCATTAATGCAGACACTACATACACATAGTCATCAACATCTTACCCTAAAACTCGCAATGAGGGAGTGGAATAAATGTCAGTAAAACTTATATCGTATTCGCAGAGTGCTAATATTATCGATAGTGATATTCTTCCCGGTCCGCAGGAACTTATCGCATTTTGTGCCCGGGTATCAAATCCAAGCAATCAAATTAATACTGAAACATCCGAAAAGCTTATCAAGTATCTCATCAAACATAAGCATTGGAGCCCACTGGAAATGGTATCGGTTTGCTGCGAAATTACTACAACGAGAGACATCGCACGACAAATCCTTAGGCATAGAAGCTTTAGCTTTCAGGAATTCAGTCAGCGATATGCCAATCCACAGGAATCGTTAGGATTCACTCTTAGACAAGCCCGATTACAGGATCCCAAAAATCGACAAAATAGTATCGATGAAGTGGATCATGATACCCAGATGATTTGGCAAGAGCAGCAGCAGATAGTTATCGACGCCGCGACTAAAGCGTATGAGTGGGCGATTGCGCGCGGCATTGCAAAGGAACAAGCCCGCGCGGTATTACCTGAGGGATTGACGATGAGTCGCATGTATATAAATGGAACACTGAGAAGTTTTATTCACTATATACAGTTACGCTCTGGTCCCGAGACTCAAAAAGAACATAGAGAAATTGCAGTAGATTGTGCAAGAGAGATCGCTAAAATATTTCCATTAATTTCGCAAATTAATCATGGAGAATAAATTGAATTCAGGCCTACTTGTCGATATTACTCGCGATTCGCTTTTTGATGTGTTAGGAATTAAACGTCTAAAAGAATCGTATATGAGAGACGATGAGGTATCTCCTCAAGAGCGATTTGCGTATGTAAGTAAGGCCTTCGGCAGCAATCCTGAACATGCTCAGCGGCTATATGATTATTCATCGAAGCATTGGTTATCGTATTCGACACCAATTTTATCGTATGGGCGTAGCAAGCGTGGGCTACCTATTTCGTGTTTTCTTCCTTATTTGCCCGATACAGCCGAAGGGTTGGTCGAATGCATGTCAGAAGTAAATTGGCTTTCGATGCTTGGGGGTGGAATTGGTATTGGTGTTGGTATTCGTGCAGCCGACGACAAATCGGTTGGTGTGATGCCTCATCTTCGTACATATGACGCAGCGTCTTTGGCCTACCGTCAGGGAAGAACTCGGCGTGGTTCGTATGCAGCGTATCTGGATATTTCGCATCCAGACATTGCGATGTTTCTTGAGATGCGTAAGCCGACGGGCGATCCCAATATGCGCTGTATGAATATGCACCACGGCATTAATGTGCCGAATGCATTTATGCAGATCATTGAAAAATGCATGATCGATCCTAAGGCCGAAGATAAGTGGGAACTTAAGAATCCTAACGACGGTGCAGTAGTCGATACAGTATCAGCCAAGGAATTATGGCAACGCATTCTGGAGATACGTATGCAGACGGGCGAACCCTATCTGCATTTCATCGATACGTCTAATGCCGATATGAATGAGCACCAGAAGAAGCTGGGGCTATCAATTAAGCAGTCAAATCTTTGCAGCGAAATTATACTTCCCACAGATGAAAATCGTACAGCCGTATGTTGTCTATCGTCCGTAAATATTGAATACTATGACGAATGGAAGAACAATAAGAAATTTCTTCGAGATGTAGCTGAGATGCTCGATAATGTTCTTCAAGTATTCATCGACAATGCTCCCAAGCAAACAAAACGCGCGAAGTATTCGGCCATGCGCGAGAGGTCTATTGGTATAGGTGCGCTGGGCTTTCATGCATATCTACAGAAGAATAATATTGCATGGGAGGGAGCCATGGCCAAATCAGCCAACATGCGTATATTCAAGCATATTCGGGCTGGGCTGGACAAGGCTAATTTAGAGCTTGGTGAAGAACGCGGCGAAGCTCCTGATGCTGTTGGATCAGGAATGCGTTTTTGTCACATGACTGCAATTGCGCCAAATGCATCATCTTCTATTATCATGGGAAACACATCTCCCTCCATCGAACCGTATAGAGCCAATGCCTATCGTCAAGATACTCTATCGGGCTCACATCTAAACAAAAACAAATATCTAGACAATATCATCATAGCCGCGTGTGAAAAGAATAAGAGTCTGAATTATGACGACATATGGTCTTCTATCATTGCGACAGATGGATCAGTTCAGCATCTATCTATGCTCGATGATTACACGAAGGACGTATTCAAGACTGCCATGGAGATCGATCAACGATGGCTTATCGAACACGCAGCAGATAGACAAGAGTATATTGATCAGGCGCAAAGCCTGAATGTATTCTTTCGACCGACGACCAACATCAAGTATCTGCACGCAGTTCATTTTCTGGCCTGGAAGCGAGGCCTAAAGACACTCTATTATTGTCGAAGCGAAAAGATTGCGCGAGCCGATAAAGTATCTAAGCGCATTGAGCGCGAGATTATTCAAGAGATCGATTTAAAACAAATAGTCGAGGGTGAAACATGTCTGGCGTGCGAGTAGCTTATGACAGTGCCGTGTGAGCGATACCGTGCCCTAGTTGAAGGAATGCGGCTTATCGAGAATCTTTTACGCCCTCAGATAACGCCTAGGGTATCTAAATCTATTAGAGAACAGGCCCGTAGGATTATGCGCCATTACCCAACCGCATCTGACTTTGAGCGTATTGCTCAAACATCACCAGATCAACTTTCAACAACGTCGCAAACGAACGGAAACAAAATAAAATGAATAAGAAAGAATTTAGTGATCTGCGGATAACAGACACAAGATCCTATTATAAGCCATTTAAATATGCTTGGTGTTTCGATGATTGGCTGAGGCATGAACAGAGTCATTGGATTCACACAGAAGTTCCCATGCTTGATGATGTGAAGGATTGGAAGACCCATCTATCGAAGGAACAGAAACATTTTCTGACTCACATCTTTCGATTCTTCACTCAGGGCGATCTTGATGTAGCCGGCGGCTATGTGCATAATTATCTACCGTATTTTCCTCAGCCCGAAGTACGCATGATGCTTTTGGGTTTTGCGGCTCGCGAGGCCTTACATGTGGCCGCGTATTCACATTTGATTGAAACTCTTGGTATGCCAGAATCTACGTATAGTGAATTTCTCGAATATAGCGAAATGCGAGAAAAGCACGAATACGTTATGAATATATCGAACAAGAATGGCGATCTGCCATCCACAGCCAGGCATATTGCGGTATTCTCGGCCTTTACCGAGGGTATGCAGCTATTCAGTTCATTCATCATGCTTCTTAATTTCCCTAGGCATGGGCATATGAAGGGTATGGGGCAGATAATTACTTGGTCGATTGTTGATGAAACACAACATAGCGAATCCATGATCAAGCTATTTCGTGTCTACATCGAAGAGAATCGAGAAATCTGGAATGATAAGTTAAAAGAGAATATATACACTATTGCAACGAAGATGGTTGAGCTAGAAGATAAATTTATCGACTTGGCGTTTTCTATGGGCCCGATGGAAAATCTAACGGCCGATGATGTAAAGCATTATATTCGATACATCGCAGATAGACGGCTCATATCCATGGGCATGAAGGGCATCTTCAAAATCAAAAAGAATCCTCTGCCGTGGGTAGAGTCGATGATCAATGCTCCCTCGCATACCTCGTTCTTCGAGAATCGCTCGACAGATTATGCGAAGGGCGCACTACTTGGAGATTGGAAAGAAGTGTGGGCATGACGATAAACTACGAAGAAGAAATAATGTGTAAATTTTGCGAATCTCAATATCGCATTATCTACAAAGAAGACACAGTGAGCAATAAGTTATTGTTCTGCGCGTTCTGCGGAGAAGAGTTAGACGATGACTATATAGAAGAGGACAGTGAATCAGATGAGCAATGACATACGACAACCCATGGACATTCGACGGAATAGAATTCACCGATAAGGATATCGGGGATTCGATTGGCTTTGTCTATGTTATCACCAATTTAACAACGCATAAGAAGTATATTGGAAGAAAATATTTTTATTCTACTCGAAAGCAAAAACGTACCGACACACGACGCAAAACAAAATTTAGTGATTGGAAAACATACTACTCATCGTCTGACGATGTATTGGCCGAAGTAGAAAAATATGGTACCAAGAATTTTCGAAGAGAAATATTATCGTTACATAAGACAAAGGGCGATACGAATATAAATGAAGTTAAAGAGCAATTTAGTAGAAACGTATTGGAAGACGATATATATCTAAACGCGAACATAAACGGAAAGTGGAGACGACCTCCTAGCCATATTATAAATGCGAGACGATATCATAGATAGGATTGATTATGAATGAATTATCTGAACATCTGGGCGGGCACTTAGATAGAACCCATGTCGATAGAGGGGTTCTCAACTTAATTACTACAAAATACTCCATTGCATCAATGATCGATATTGGCTGCGGCCCAGGCGGCATGTATTCTATTGCCAAAGATTGCGGCATTGACTGGCGCGGAATAGATGGCGATTACACTCTGAACTATTCGGAAGAAATGAAGCCTCTTGTTACCATTCATGATTTTGTCGAACCATATATTCCACAACATATTACCGATAGTCAATTCGATTTAGCTTTTTCCGTAGAATTTCTTGAGCATGTCGAGGAACGATACGTACCTAACTTCATGAAAGTATTCAAGAGGGCCCGATATGCTGTGGTCACTGCTGCTCCTCCTGGCGCCGGTGGCCATCATCATGTAAACTGTCGTCTGGAAGATTATTGGATTGGGGTATTTGCCGCCAATGGGTTTAAGTACAATCATAAAATGTCTATAGAAATGAGAAAGTGTTCAACTATGGCTAAGGGGTTTATGGCGCGAACTGGCATGTTCTTTGAGAGGCACTCATGACAATAAGAATGTTCATTGGTACGTCGTCTAATGGTGAAGACGCCGAGGCCGAAATGGTGTATGAGTATAGCATTCGGAAGAACACTTCGGAGGATGTGAATATTACATGGATGAGACAGACGCACGATGTCGAAAGTGTATGGGGTGGATGGAATACGCATAGATGGTCCACACCATTTAGTGGATATCGCTGGGGTATTCCTGCTGCGTGTAATTTTGAAGGTAGAGCCATTTATACAGACCCAGACATGATTAATTTTCGCGATATCGCCGATCTATGGAATACCGATCTGAAGAATAAGCCAATTGCTGCTCGGCGAGGTAAACGCTTCGATGGGCATGAATTTTGTGTAATGGTCATTGACTGTGCTATGATAGCATCGCATCTTATTCCTCTTAGTCGAATGAAGAGTATTGAGGAACATCATCATAGAATGATTCATAAGTTTAGCGGGAATGATGATCTAGTATGTGACTTGGATCCGCGATGGAATTGCCTCGATGGAGAAGATCGCGCCGTGGACGATATGTGGATTTTGCACTATACAAATATGGCTACGCAGCCATGGAGACCCGCTTGGTATACAGGTAAGCATGAGACACATCCGCGGCAAGACATGATCGATCTATGGTATTCGATGAAAAGTGAAGCATTGAATTCTAATTACGTTCCTAACATTCCAAATGTTGCTTTTGGACCCTATGACATTATAGGCCGATGATGCCCGAGACTTCATTCACTACGCTTGTCTCCTGTGATTCTGTATATCTACACGATCATGCTCCAGCTTTTGCGGCCTCGGCTGCGGTATACGATAATAAATCACATATACACATTATTAATCCCACGACCGGTGATCTAGATTTTGCATATAAGATTAGAGACAACATGAAACGTATAACTAAGAATGAACTTCTTACGATAACGTATGAAAGCACCGACCTATCTACTCTATCGCAGGAAGAACGCCGAACGTATTATGCATGTAATAGATTTCTATTCGCGGATAATCTATTCGATTCGAATTCAGGTTCGTTGTTCATCACAGACATAGATTCAATATTCATGGATCATATCGATGAACCAAATGCTCAACTGGGATTATTTCTGCGCGAATCACTAGACAATACGATTGGCTGGGAACAGGAAGGCACTAAGGTTGCAGCCGGCGCGGTGTACTACAATAAGTCTATTGCCTGGTTTGCTAAGAAAGTAGCGAATGTCATTCGTACTAATGAGCTTAGATGGTTTCTAGATCAGATGGCGATTAATAGCATTTATCAGAAGCATAAGCATGAGATTACGGAATTTCATCAATTTACGCCGCAATTTCTGGACTGGGAATTCAATCAAGGAACAAGTATATGGACAGGCAAGGGCCCTCGTAAGTTTGATAATCCACGCTATATTTCGCAAAAGAATTCATTCGGAAAGTTGGTATCATGAATATTTTGATTTTGCAGCCTCGAATGGACGTGGCTTTCAAGGAAGGAATAGTGCCTGATGCGCGCGGACCCATTCCTCCGATTCGGCAGCACTGGCTCAAGTTTGTAGAATTGTGCGCGTCTGAACATCGGCGCCGTAAGGATAATGTCACGATTCTGGAATTACCTCTATGGCAATTTACGCCTGAGATGGTAGTAAAGCTTAATCCAGATGTGGTGTATGTTCCTCATCGTGAAAAGCATAGCTTTACCGTGCCATCGAAAAAGATTCGCGTTTTGTACTATATGCAATCAATCTTTCCATGGATATTCTATGTCGACCCTCTAGGATTTGCCGGCGGCGCCAGTATTTACCCCATGGATATAAAGAGTGGTAATAGTCGATCTTCTAGATTTGATGTCTTACAGAAGTATGTACATACCGGAGCCAGTAAATTCGAACAGCCTCCGACTAGGGGATTTGATGAAACCGATTATGTTCTATTTCTATGTCAATTACCTCACGATCAGACTATTCTGTATCATTCGGACGTAACCGTCGAACAGGCCCTACAAGAAACATGTGAAGTTACAAAAAAACTCAACGTGCGTTTGATCGTGAAGGGGCATCCTGTTAATCCGAGTAGCATGATGGGGTTGAAATCATTATGTGCTAAATACACTCATTCGGAATGGTACGACAATATATCAATACACGATCTAATACCTAATGCGCGAGTGGTTGTTGTAGTAAACTCCGGAACAGGTATGGAGAGTCTATTACATCTAAGACCTGTTGTGACTTATGGGCGATGTGAATATGATGCAGTTACTATGAAAGTAAAATTGAACGATAATTTAGAGCAATGCATTACTAATCCTACAATAAATGAGAAAAATGTTAGAAAATTCTTCGATAAATGGAGTTCTCTAACTTACGATACGACGAATGCTATAGGATTTAAACAATTGGGAGTACAGTAAAATGGCGCAGCACTGGGGCTATCATCTAATCGTTGACGCGGCTAGCTGCAATATATCGAAAATTACGAATGCTGAACATGTCGCTAATTTTGCGCGTGAGTTAGTCAAACGTATCGATATGGTAGCTTATGGCGAACCCCAGGTTATCAATTTCGGTTCAGGCAACAAGGCCGGCTTTACGTTGGTACAGCTAATCGAAACCAGTAATATTGTGGCTCATTTCTGTAATGATTCGGGCGATGTATATCTGGACGTATTCTCCTGTAAGAGTTTTAGCATGAGCACCGTGCTGGATGTATTTGCCGAATACTTTGATCCCATGACAATGCGCCCAAATTACATGACAAGGCAGGCCTAAATCATCACGTAATATTATTGCTTACAGCACTTCAACAACGCAATAATATTACCGTCGATTTCACTAGACAAACGCCATCAAGTACGCTATAATGATAATATGATGAACAACACAAAGACTTATGATTTTGTAGTTTACAACAAAAAGACCACCCAGCTTGTGGGCTCAAAGAACCGCAAGTGGTTCCGAGGCCTTGCAGCGGCCAAGGCGCATCTGACCCGCATGGGCAAGATGGGCTATCGCATGTCGGACTATGCTATTTCCGATTTGGAGTCTTTTTACGCCATTGAGAAGACCGAAGAAAAGGTCAATTTGATGACGGGTAAGAAATTTACTCAGAGTGTGAACACGCCGCGAAGCTGTGACCCGTCCACCGAACTTTATTGGACCATGTAATATTATTGCTTACAGCACTTCAACAACGCAATAATATTACCGTCGATTTCACTAGACAAACGTACCTAAAATGCGCTATAATGATAATATGATGAACAACACAAAGACACCGATGAGCCACCCGAACGCAAACGATTTTTACATTGATGAAACCGCTGGGTCAGTGGTGCGCTGGGTCAGCAACGACCGTGTTCCTTTTTCTGATATGCTTCAGGAATTCTTAAAGGCAGGTTTGATTGATAGTCAGACTGTTACCAATAGCAATGAGGCTCGCGAGCAAGATATCTGCAAGTTTTTGGACGCATACCGCGCCAACTATCGAGGCCCGACCGCCGAAGAAAAGTTTGAAGCTCGCGCCGCTTTTGGTGCAGGCGCAACAGTCGTGAATGTGATTACTGGTACATCATATGTTGTGTAATATGAATTGGTATCGTGAAGATCAGACCGTGACGGGTATATACCTTGGCCAGTTTAAGGTCAGCGGTAAAGTCACCAATAGCCGCGTCAAGTATGGTCGCGGTGATGTGCAGCACACGGTACTTCTTGCTCAGCCTATTACCATCTTCGGCACAGAGCGCACCACTATTCTTCTAAATGAACAGGACTTGCTCGGAGAATAATAATGACCACCAGCGCCCTCCATGTTCCCGCCGCCCTCGCCGCTCGCGTCCGCGCCCTCCGGTTCGCGCTGGAGACGGACCTCGTCGTGAGCTTCGCCCACCCCAAGGGCGAGCCGGTCACCGTTCTGGTCACCCCGTGGGGTCGCGACACCCACTTCGACCTAGGCACGCTGGAGAGCTTTGTGGCGGGATGCGAGGCGGGCTCGCGCTTGGAGAATAATAATGACGAAAACACAATGACTTATGGTTTTAATATCCAAGAACAAGAAGAGCGTGACTTTCACGTTTCCAGCGACAGCGAGTGGGATCGGGCCGCGGCCTGCGAGACAGGAGCGGCGGAACCGGATCGCGCTTGGATATTGACCGACCGCGATGTGTGGCACGCCAACCCCTTCTACACTGGCCCCGCGGTGCCCCACCCAGAAGACGACTACGACGGGTACGACGACACTAAGGTCTGTGACGCGGCCGAGTAATATTATTGCTTACAGCACTTCAACAACGCAATAATATTACCGTCGATTTCACTAGACAAATGCGCTAAAATGCGCTATAATGGTAATATGATGAACAACACAATGACTTATGATTTTGAAGATGGCGTCGGCCCAGTACCGGCGCATCAGCACTCTAACGGCGGCGGCTGGGTAGCCGATAGTGCCTACGCACTGGCCAGTGCCTTCGTCGGCCCGGATGCTAAGGTCTATGGCACCGCTAGGGTCTATGACAACGCTGTGGTCTATGCCAACGCTAGGGTCTATGGCACCGCTAGGGTCTATGGCAACGCTGTGGTCTTCGGCAATGCTGTGGTCTTCGACGGCGCTGAGGTCTATGACGACGCTGTGGTCTATGGCAATGCTAAGGTCCGTGGAAACGCTATGGTCTTCGGCAACGCTGTGGCCGACGGTTCCTCTCTTGGCAGCCTGCACAGTATTGGAGAATAATAATGAACCTTGTAGCTAATCGCATTAAGACGCCCGACGGCACGATTTTACAATCGTTTCATCGTCATGATTATAAGACGTATACCGATGCAAATGGGTATACCTATATAGTCGATGGTGGAATTGATTATCTTCGGCGTGGAGGGTCAGGACTGGTCGTCGCACCCGCCGAAGAAATGTCGGTATATGAGGACGCACCTCATGACATTATTCGAACCGCACTTGCCTGGGGCACTCTCGGAAAAGACGGTAAGGGCCCGCGAGAGTGGCGGGTTATTGCCGATTTAGATACGGATCATATTCAAGCCATTCTAGATACGCAACAAAATATACGGGCTACGATTCGGTCTATTATGCAAAATGAATTGAATTATAGGTTAGCTCAATATGTGGATTAAGGATACTGTCTATAGGCTATTGCGAGTGGAATCTGGCCGTTACGTAACGGCCGATACCGATCTGGAACACGATCTGGGTATGGATTCCCTTGATATCACGAATCTTCTTATGGAAATAGAAGAGACATATAATATCACCATTTCGCTAAATTCTTTGTCGAAAGTCAAGACGGCGAATGATTTGGTAACAGCTATTGTGAATTCGCAGGGGGAACAATTCTGTTATCAGGGGCTAACTCTTAGGGGTGGTGGCGCTTGTCCCGAGCAATATGAGGCATATGATAGCACATGGAATATAGTCGGTTATCTACGACTTCGACATGGGAACTTTACCGTAGAATGTCCAGATGTCGGCGGCGAAGAAGTTCTTTGCGGTACGCCTATAGGTTACGGTGGCTTCGAGGAGAATGAACGCGCCGAATGGCTACGTAAGGCCATTACTGCCATTAACGCCTGGCGAGATCGTCAGGCGCAATATAAATTACTATAGAACCCTAGCCAGGGTTTCATCATAACATCAACATATCGAGACTGTACTATGCCCCGCCGACAAAAAAAGACTGAGACCGAAACCCAATTGGTTCTGGTAGAATGCGTTTCAACTTATCGCATTCGATATATGGTTGAAGTACCTAAAGGAATTGACACGGAGGGCAATGACAAAGCTTTGTGGGCCCTCGATACCGTAACCATGGGCGAAGCTCGCGAATTCAGCCAGAAACATATTGGCGAACAGATTATCAGCCACCGTATTGTTAGCCGTACTGAAGCACTAGCTATGTGCGTTCAGGAGAACAAGTATGGTCATACTTGGGATGATGAACTGAAGGCTTCGGCATTCTTTACTCTATGGGATGATCGAAGTGAGAAGTGGAAGTAAAATAGCATGACAATGCATCTTGTTGGCCCACATATGACCACGACTAATTATAAGAAGCGTCGAACTATCAAGTTCAAGAGCGCAGCCCAAAAAGCTAGATATATGGTCGAGCAGAAAGCATTGGCCCAGCTACATATAAAGTACAATGTAGGGAAGACGGTATCGTTTCGACCTGTAAAATATAGCTCCGACTTTTCTGCGAACCATAACCCGTCTGCTCAAATTCCCTCACATTCAAAATATGGCATTGCATCGGGCGCGTGTGTCAAACCAGAGCCTAAGGTGTACACTGGAAATAAGTTGATCGGCATTGCTACGATGCACAAGAGTAACATGGTTCCCGTATTTAATCATGATGACGCCAAAGAAATTGCAAAAATGCGTCGATGATACCGTCATAGCTTGCGATATATACAAGTTGATGGCACTAACAGAATAGGAATGTAATGATGTATACACACTCTCAATTTCCAACGGTCGATGACATTAATAGTAGCATGGTGCGCGTGTATAACCACATGGCATCAGGCGTGGCTATATCTGGTGCTGTTTCGTGGATAATCTCGCAGAATTTAGAGCTAATGGCGATATTATTCAAGACATGGTTAATGTGGCCAGTGATGCTATTGCCTCTGGGTTTTGTTCTCGTTATGAGTTTTGGTGCAGAAAAACTAAGTGCGAAGACTCTCGGAGTATTGTTCTATTTGTATTCAGTAGCCAGTGGTGCTAGTCTCGCGACTATCTTTGCGATATATACCACCGATTCGGTCATCACTGCTTTTTTTGTAAGTTCCGCACTATTTCTTTCGATGAGTGCATATGGGTATTTCACTAAACGAAGCCTAGAAAGTTTCGGACAATTTTTAATCGTCGGTCTTATTGGTATTTGTTTGGCCGGTATTGTGAATATATTTCTACAAAATAGCATGATGCAAATGCTTATTAGCATACTGGCGGTGATCATTTTCACAGGCCTTACGGCCTATGACACACAACGTATCCGTACACAGATTCATTCGGGCGAGGGAGATTACGGCAAAGTTGAGATTATGGGTGCGCTAACGCTATATCTAGACTTTATTAACATCTTCATTCATCTTCTACAGATATTCGGTGACCGTAAAACCGACGACTAAATTAATAACTTGACAACGGAGTAAAAATTATGTAATATACATATACGTGACTTATCTACCGACACTCAATCGAAACAATCAAAGGAATACTAATATGAAGAATATTTTTACACTCGCCGCCACTTCTCTCGTCATGATGACAACTTTCGATGCTATGGCACAGGACGCACGCTCGCCATCATATGTGTATGCTGGACCGACGGTTGGCGCTGCGCTCAATCAGGGCGCTCTTGATGTTGGCGCTCTTGTTGGCTATCAGTTCAATCGATATGTGCGTGGCGAAGCGGACTTCGATCACGTAGTTAGTACACAGCCATACTCGTCCAATTACCTTACTGGTAACGCAATTGTTCAGTATCCTATTTCGGGCCTTAGGTTGACACCCTATGCGCTGGCTGGTCTAGGTTATCAGTGGCAGAATGGCCTTAATCAGGGCGTCTGGAATGTTGGCGGAGGTGCGCGAACTGCGCTTACTCCAAATGCAGACCTTGATCTTCGCTATCGTTACATTCAGGGTATGACTAATCAGACAAACGAGAATGTCGTAACCATGGGTACTACAATCAGGTTCTAATCTATGGACTGTCAGATAGGTTTATGATCTATCTGACAGTTTTCATGTGGTGTATGAAATATAAGGCGACAGCTTACATACTAAGAACTATATGGGCCCGTAGTTCAGTTGGTCAGAACGAGCCGCTCATAACGGTTATGTCGCAGGTTCGAGTCCTGCCGGGCCTACCAATACGGTAAGATGTGAAGATGATAGTTTATATGGGACTCTGTAGGAATCAATGAAGAGCATTATTAAAGAATCTACCGTGTACGATAATTGCATGGATCTCAAGGCGGCAGAATCTATGCCGACTGTAGCCAATTTCATTGATGATCCAACTTTTGCTAGTCAGACACCGAAGTACAAAATAAATATTTGTCATGCGGACTGGTAATAGCTCCCGCGTTATTACAATGAGGCTAAAGATGCGGATTATTGTTCTCCTGCTTGCGCTTCTGTTTCCATGCGTGGCCCTAGCGCAGAGCGGGAACCATAACAATGGTCACCTTGAACTTCATGAGTATTATAAGAATCTATATATTCCAAATGCAGAACGAATTATACCGGGATCATGCTGTCGCGAGAGAATAGAGTTTCCCAACGGCGAAGTCGTTGGCGATTGCAGGCCAGTCCGAGCCTGGATGGACGACAACGGAGTCTGGCACGCGCTCGCCGATGGTATGGAAGTATTAATACCAGACGACAAGATAATTAGAAGAGATCAACCTATGGCTCCTGATGGTAACTCTCACCTCTGCATATCTCCGTTTGGCGTTATATTCTGTTTCGTGCCAGGGCAGGCTAAAATATGATGTTCTCGGCCCATTTTCTTATGCTGCTTTACTATCTCGCACACCCGATGAAGACGGACTATGATGATTTTTACATAAAGCAGCTATGTGCTTGTATAAGCAGAGAGTATAAACTGGGCTAAGCCTGGCAGAGCTACCAACATTACGAAAGACAAAGAAGTGAAATTATGAAAATTTATATGGGTCCTTATAGGAGTTGGTATATTAGCCCGTACATGTTGACTGAGCGTCTAAAAATATTTGGCGTATCGGAAGAACGTCGAGAAGCAATCGCAGAATATTTACACGGTACTTGGGTGAACACTTTCTGTGAGTGGGCCATGGCCCATCCTCTACTTAAGCGAAAGATTAAGATTAGAATCGATCATTATGATATTTGGAGTATGGACGAGACTATTTATAGTATCGTTCATCCCATGCTGGTTAAACTAAAGTTAAAAAAGCATGGAGCTCCTTATGTAGAAGATTCGGATGTTCCTGAGCATCTTCGTTCGACAGCAGCCCCAGCTAAAAAGAATGAATGGGATATTGACGATTATCATTTCGATAGATTCGATTGGGTATTGGATGAAATGATCTGGGCGTTCGATACTGACGCACGAAATAAAGAGGAAGATATTTATTATTCTACTCGCCCGAGAAAGCGCGGAACAGAGTTACTCAAAATCATGCAGGATCGTAAACAGAATGCTAATCGCCTATTCGGAGTATATCTATCTTCTTTATGGGATTGATAGCTTACAATTTTAGCGATAAGTCAACCATAGCTTGACAATATGAATATGATAGTGTATAATAATAATATGAACTACCATCAAGACTATGTAATTTCTATTGCTAAATCAGCTAATGCTTCTGGATATCATTTTGGAGCCGTTATATTTGATCGGCGTAATGTGGTGTCTACCGGATGGTGTCAGGAAAAGACTCATCCACGGCAAGCCCGCTATATGCGCTGGGCTCATTCATACAAGCGTAACAATACTTGGCTACACGCCGAAATGCACTCTCTTATTTGTGCGCGGACGGATGTTACGGGTTGCGATATGATCGTGGCTCGGTGGGCTATCAATAAGATCAGAACCAGTCATCCATGTATGGCGTGCTGGCAGGCCATAACCGTAGCCGGTATTCGTAGAGTGTGGTATTGGTCAGAATATGATGATGCCTGGGTGTATCGCAACGTAAATTAGTAGAGTAATATTATTGCTTACAGCATCTCAACAACGCAATAATATTATCGTCGATTTCACTAGACAAACGTACCTAAAATGCGCTATAATGGTAACATGATGAAAAACACAATGACTTATGATTTTGAAGATGGCGTCGGCCCAGTACCGGCTCACCGGCATTCCAATGGCGGCGGCTGGGTAGCAGATAGTACCCGCGTAGTTGATAGTGCCTACATCGGCCCGAATGCTAAGGTCTATGACAACGCTAAGGTCTATGACAACGCTAAGGTCTATGGCAACGCTAGGATCTTCGACAACGCTTGGATCTATGACAACGCTAAGGTCCGTGGCAACGCTGTGGTCTGTGACACCGCTAGCGTCTATGACAACGCTATGGTCTATGGCAACGCTGTGGTCTGTGGCAACGCTGCGGTCTTCGGCAACGCTCAGGTCTTTGACAACGCTTGGATCTATGACAACGCTGTGGTCTGTGGCACCGCTTGTGACACCGCTAGCGTCTATGGCAACGCTAAGGTCTTCGGCAACGCTAAGGTCTTCGGCAACGCTAAGGTCTGTGGCACCGCTAGGGTCTATCCGTATGACACGGCCGAGTAATATTATTGCTTACCGCATCTCAACAACGCAATAATATTACCGTCGATTTCACTAGACAAATGCGCTAAAATGCGCTATAATGGTAACATGAAGAACACAAAGACTTATGATTTTCTCGATGGCGTCGGCCCAGTACCGGCGCATCAGCATCCCAATGGCGGCGGCTGGGTAGCTGATAGCACCCGCGTAGTTGATAGTGCCTTCGTCGGCCCGAATGCTAAGGTCTATGGCAACGCTTGGGTATTTGATCACGCTAGGGTCTTAGACAATGCTAAGGTTTTCGGCAATGCAGTGGTCAGTGACGCCGCTGAGGTCACCGGTGTCGCTTCGGTCAGTGACAACGCTTCGGTCTATGGCTACGCTTTAGTCACCGGTACCGCTTCGGTCTATGACAACGCTTCGGTCTGTGGCAACGCTAGAGTCTTCGGCAACGCTAGAGTCTTCGGCACCGCTGAGGTCCGTGGCAACGCTTGGATCTATGGCAACGCTGTGGTCTGTGGCACAGCTAGGGTCTATGACAACGCTTCGGTCTATGGCAACGCTGTGGTCTGTGGCACCGCTAGGGTCTATGACAACGCTAGGGTCTATGACAACGCTTGGGTCTTCGGCAACGCTGAGGTCTATGACAATGCTTGGGTCTTCGGCAACGCTGAGGTCTATGACAATGCTAAGGTCTGTGGTTCTGTGGTGATGCTCAGGTCTATGACCCGGCCGAGCAATATTAATGACTAGTTCTGGATGGGATACGCGCCGAGTATATCTATTCGAGGCCCAATATTTTCGTGGGCATTCTCTGAGTAGAAGTATACCGATGGCTAAGCTACGCCGCATAGCCACGAAAATATGGCGCGATTTATTCTCCACATCTGGTCGAGATTACTACCCACTGCCTAATATTCGCGCAGGTCGCGGTGTAAAGTATAATGGATTTCTATATAGCTATTATCTTTCTAATGATAGTATTACGCTTGCGAGAAATCAGCGCAATATTGTGGTTCTAATTCATGAACTGACTCATGCTCTTGGATACGATGACCATGATAAGGCTTTCGTAAATCAATATTTTAAGCTGTTGCGTAAATTTACGAATATAGATAGTAGCGCATTAAATCGTGCGCGGGCCAAGTACAAAATTTAGATACCTATGAAATGCCGGGTTAGCACAGTGGTAGTGCAGTGGTTTTGTAAACCACAGGTCGGGGGTTCGAATCCCTCACCCGGCACCACAATAGCGGTTGACATTGTAATTAACATGATATATAATGAAATAACAAATGATCAATATGACCACACCACAAGCTAAAACTACATTAAATCTAATGACTCAGTTTAGAGCTATGGGTCGCCCATGGCGCATGGATGAATGGGACTATATCATAACTAGGCAGTCGTTTCTTAATTACGATGATGCTATTGATTATCTCAATCGGTTTATTGCCATGAACAACAATCATGATGAGGATATTATATATGACGTATGATAAGATTGGACTGCTTGAAGCAGCCCGCAATAATGTAATTACCGTTCGATTTACCAAGGTGAATGGCGAAGAACGTAATATGAAATGTACGCTACTTAGTGAATACCTCCCTCCTCAGAAAGATGTCGAGGAAATAACTACGAAGGAAAACCCGAATGTTCTCGCGGTATGGGATATCGAGGCCAAGGGTTGGCGAAGCTTCCGTGTCGATTCGGTATTGAATGTAACCCTACCCGCGGTCTATACTCCGTCGAAAGAAATATAACAATGACAAAACTTAATATTACTGGGCTCAAAAATGAGTCAAAGAACATCGACCCGAATAGCGACGGCACGTATTCGCATATCGGTGCGCGTGGCGGTACCGAAATGATAGCCGAGCAGATTCGCAACCGTCTATCTCCGGAACTTCTTGCTAAGTTCAATCTTATTCATTCGCGCGTGCGGGAAGAAAATATCTCTAAGGATAAGAGTAACATTCTTGTTCTACATGATACATGGGACGATCCCGAAAGTCAGCATCTTAAAGATGAAAAGAGCTTAGATCGGTTTTCTAAGTTGGTCTTTGTATCGCACTATCAGCAGGCCACATTCAATATCGGGCTGGGCGTTCCCTTCAATAAGGGAGTGGTTATTCAAAATGCAATTGAGCCGATTGCGCTTACCCCCGATGATAAGAAGTCCTCGATTATTCGATTTATCTATCATACCACACCACACCGAGGGCTGGAGCTTCTTGTTCCTGTCTTTGAAAAGCTGGCCGAGAGCGTGCCTAATATTCATCTTGACGTATATTCGTCGTTCAAGATTTATGGATGGGATGCTCGCGATGATCAATATCAGAGTACCTTCCAGCGAATTATAGACCATCCCAATATGACCTATCACGGCTATCAGCCCAATGAAGTCGTGCGTGAGGCACTAAAAAAAGCTCATATCTATGCATACCCCAATATCTGGCCAGAGACATCATGCATCTCGGTGATCGAAGCCATGAGTGCGGGGTGTAATGTGATATGCCCAAATTTCGCGGCTCTACCCGAAACATGCGCCAACTTTGCTACGATGTATGGATTCAATGAAGATTACAATGCACATGCCAATATGTTTGCGGTTATCGCTAATATGATGATCCGCGAATATTGGCATGAGAACAATCAGAATAAGCTAAGGTTTCAAAAGATGTATTTTGACAATTTCTACAACTGGGATATACGGGCACAACAATGGAATGCTTTTTTAAGCTCTATGGTGAATTGATATGAAAGATATTAAAATTGGCGTCGAGCAGAAATATATCGGCGTAGAACCTAGCTGGGCTGACTTCGACCCAACTAAGGTTGATGATAACGAGCGCCGTATTGTGAGCGCGTATAATTGGTACAATTATGCAGTGGCCGATAAGGATAAGAATAAGCTCGTAACGGACTATATTAGTAGAGATGCGGGCGCGGCCGATGATGTTCGTGCTATCAATGCGCTAAATCATTGGCAAATTCCCAATTGGTTTCTATCCCTATGTCGAATGCAATTACGCGGACTAATTTTGTCGGATGACCGTAAGAAGTCATTCGATACTAAGCTGCAAGATATGATTCGTCTTGGAATGACGACACTTGAAATGAATAAGATCAAGACGCCGACAGCGGCCGTCGTTTCAGTGCAAGACAATATTCGTTTGTCTGCGCTTGATAAGTCGGCCGATATCGATGACCAACTCGATAAGGTGTTCATAGATCCGAAGCATACATTCAATTGCTATGAATGGCTATCGACCAAGAAGGTCGGGCCTATGATTGCAATGAAGCTGGGCGATATCTATCGTAATGATCTAAACGAGATTGAGCAGGCGCTAAGTAAAAGCGATATACAGGTCGTCGAAGGTTATTCGTCGTATAGTAAAAAGCATCTAATCGCTATTCGGGATTTCTATCGAGGAATAATTACGGACTGTGAAACTTGGGGACGAAATCAGAAGAAGAAGCCTAAGGCGAGAAAGAAGACTACCAAAAGTGCGGATCAGCATGTTCGCAGGCTTAAGTATATGAAGGAATTCCCAGAATTGAAGCTGGTTAGTATCGATCCGTCCAAGATCGTCGGCGCAAATGAATTGTGGGTATTCAATACTAAATACAGAAAGCTACAGCATTATGTGGCGCTTGATCGTGGCGGGCTGCAAGTCAAGGGAACTTCCTTGCAGAATTTTCACGATATTAATTCTGTTGCCAAGACGCTAAGAAAGCCTGCGGAGGTATTGCCCAATATCATGACTGGCGGAACTAAAGTAGTTACTCGCGTATTTGACGCCATACGATCCGCGGCCACCAAGTGTAATGGGCGTATGGGTGAATCGTCTATCATTCTTCGCGTCATTTAAATGCGCGATACGTCAAATGTAGTTCATTCTTTTCCTGTCGATAGGATAGTGCGCCGCTTATCATCCCTACAGGATTCTTCTGAGCGATTTAAGAAGCATCGCATAAATCAGATTCTAGATGACAATGCAACGATTCTAGCTATGCAATTACTATTCAATGGCATCAATATTCATGATGGTGAATTTGAAAAGGGCTTCTCGCTAGCTATAGAATTTCTTCGTGCAGCACTATATAAGACGCATGATATTCATCACCCTCTACAGCTAACCGCGACTGAAATAATCAATCATTTAACGAAGAAACCGACATAGTAAATTCGTTCTTAACTTCTATAACATGAAATAACCATATTATGATTCTTCTAGACCTCTCACAAGTTATGATTGCCAATGTCATGGTATATCTGACTCGCCTCAGTGGCGCATCCCAAAATATAGATGAGAATGCAATACGTTATATGGTATTGAATAGCATTCGGTTACTTCGCAGTAAATTCAAAGAATCATATGGCGAGATGATAATCTGCTGCGATTCCAATGATGTATGGCGAAAAGATATTTTTCCGCACTATAAGGCCAATCGTAAGAAGATGAGAGAAACTTCTACCGTCGATTGGACTTGGTTATTCAATGTTCTGGGAACAATACGCGATGAACTTGGTGAGCATATGCCGTATAAGATTTTGCAAATTCCTAGGGCCGAAGCTGACGATGTTATAGCTTCGCTGTGCCATGAATATGGTAAGACCATGCGAAACGTCGGAGAAAATATTATGATTGTGTCGGGCGATAAGGACTTTGCCCAGCTTCAAAAATATGCCAACGTATATCAATATGCGCCGGTACAGAAAAAGAATATCAGCGTAGATAATCCCGAAAGATTTTTACGCGAGCATATCATGCTTGGCGACCGTGGCGATGGCGTACCTAATTTTCTATCTGACGATGATACTTTCATTTCTGATAAGCGCCAGAAGCCCGTGATGCGTAAGAAGCTGGACGAATGGTCTATTCTCGATCCTACTCTCTTTTGCGATGACGAAATGCTACGCAACTATAAGAGAAATGAGGAACTAATCAATCTCGATAAGATCCCGAAGGCCATCCAACAAGAAGTGATCACTCAGTTTGCTACGCAGACACCATCACCTCGATCAAAGATATTAAATTATTTTATTCGCTATCGTCTAGGCAATCTAACTGAACATATTGGAGAATTCTAATGATTAGAACACTATCGAGTATTATTCTCGAAATAGAAAAGCAGACTACAGACGAAGCTCAGGCTGACGTTATGAGAAAGAATAGTAGTGCTGCACTAAAGACTATTATTGGCTATGCTCTCGATCCTGGCGTCAAGTGGATGATTCCGCCCGGCGCGCCGCCCTATAAGCAGCTACATGAAGCTGCGGATCAAGAGGGTAAGCTATATTCCGAATGCGTTCGTATGTTCATATATTTTGTCGATAGCCCAGAGAATCGAAATATTACACAGATTAAACGCGAGCAGCTATTCATTCAGGTACTTGAATCTGTTGATCGCGATGATGCTAAACTGGTATTGCGGGTAAAAGATAAGGCCCTTAATATTTCTCGTAAGGCCGTGACGTTGGCTTTTCCTAATATGACTAAAGATTGGCCGGAATGATTGCGTTTGTAATTGCCAATGGAACAAGTCGATTAGGGTTTAATCTTCGCCAACTCATTGGTCTCGGTCCAATATACGGATGCAATGCGCTATATCGAGAATATGCACCAAATTATGACCTGCCGAATTATCTAATTGCGATAGATGACGGAATGATAGAAGAGATTCGAAATAGTGATTTTCCCAAGAATAGATTCATTGTTCCTCCACTTAGTGAACGATGGGAACCAAAAGAATGCAACCCAAATCAGCCTCGTAGTAATGCGGGCATGAATGCAATGATTGAAGCTATTCGGCACGGAGCGACTACCGTAATTGGGCTAGGGTTTGATTTCATGCTGAATGATGTTGGTCAATCTGTTAGTAATGTATACGATGGAACTATCAATTATGGCCCAAACACTCGTGCGCGCCATGAAGATAATTTCGGGCGTGCGCGATATCTGAATTGGCTAGTGTCTAATAATCCCACTGTCGATTTTTTACTATGCTATGAGTATGAAGCAGATATTGCGCTACGTCGTATGCCCTCATCCAATAGTAATATTTCCACGATTACGTATAAGCAGCTATTGAACAATATCAGCGACGAACATCCAGATTCTCGTCTATCATGTGAGGCAAATCAATGAATACTATTCGTCTTCATATCCGCGGACAAATGGGAGTCCAGATTCTTCAGGCCGCGACCGCAATTTCGGTTATCAATAGCGACGAAGAACCAATTCTCTGCGTAAATACAGGTGGCGACTTATCATATGATTCGACAAACAAGCTACAGGATGTCTTTGATGTGAACTGTCGAATAATTGAAATTGACACGATTCGCAAGACACCATATTGGGTAGAGGGATCTGCTAAGTACATCTTCAAAAATAGAGACAAAATTTTTCGCTGGCTTACACCTAAGGCCAACATCTCACCCAATCCCGATATTATTGGTCGTCTTGGTATTCATATTCGTGGTAAGGATAAACACGTTGCTTCAATTGAATCATATAAGCATCTTCTGACTATAGCCCGCGCTGACCGCGTCACTCATGCTGATGGTCCCGATTCGCTAGTCATCTATTCGGACGACACAGAGCTAGCAGCAAAAACATATCCAGAGCATACGATATCAAATCAATCAAGTATTGCCGATTGGATTGATCTATATAATTCCGATATTGTATATGCTGCGCCAAGTGCTTTCATAATGAGTATGCTGATTTTCAATCCTAATAAGCGCATTGTATTTCTGGGAGATAAATATTGCGACGGACCTTATATTGGGTATCGTCATGATATGCTGTTTCTTCGCGAATGCCAGGCCTATTGTAAGAATGTGACAATATTAGATGTTTGATAATGTTCTAGAATTCTGTGATGTCTCGGGCGTCATTCGCGCGCGGCTGGAAGACATCATCTTCAATGCGAAAGGTAGTCGCACTAGAGATGATGTGCGCGATTACGCTCGGCAAGCATTTGAGCTTCTAGCTCCAAAAGCAAGTGCCGATGTTCTACTGAGTTCAACAAAGGATTTTACTCGACTCAATTGCGATGAGCATACTTGCCGAGCAGGAATACATGTGGTAAGATCGTATTTCGCTCACCTCATTAGAAATATGCATAGGGCTGAAACCAAATATCGCACTGAATATTCGAAAGAGTATGATGAGCATGGTATTGTGGTCGTTCATGATTTCCTGGAAGATACACTACGTAATAGAGTGACTGATGAAATCCAAAAAATGCCAGAAGCTATGATGAAGATTTCGTCTAACATCATATCATTCAATACGGAGTCAATCGCACTCAATATCATGCTCAATGAGAGCTACATGAAACCAATAATATTCGATTGTCTGGCCTATGCTAGCCCAGAAGTATATGACTTGTATGCGAAGAATACATTTGTTCAGCGATTGATAACTGTGCCCAAAGATGGTGATGTACAGAAGATTTTACATTCTGATACATTCTTCCCATGCATCAAGTGGTGGTATTTTCCAGACGAGGTGAAAATGGAGAATGGACCTTTCGTATACGTGCCTGGATCGCATATATTCACGCGCGACCGCGCGAAGTTTATATATGAACAATCTATTGCAGTAGCAACATATAAATTGGAGGCCGCAAGAACCTACGGGCATGCCGAGGGATCTCTTCGAATATTCGAGAATGAGCTAAGTGAGATGGGTCTTACCGAAAAGCCGTATATCGTTCCCGCAAATTCATTGATTGTCGCAAATGTGTATGGATTCCATCGGCGCAGTGAAGTGGTAACCGTGGGTCATAGGGATTCCGTACATGGCTCAATTCGCGTGAATACACCTTTTGTCTGATAAATGAAATGTATACATTTATCAGTCAACTACCTTAAAATTTCGTGAGGTAATATTATTGCTTACAGCACTTCAGCGGCGTAATAATATTACGGTAATATTGTTACTTATTGGCATGCCAACAAAGCAATAAAATTACTCACGATTTCACTAGACAAATGCCCTAAAATGCGCTATTATGATAATATGATGATCGATACAAAGCAGACTATGAGTGAGTTTAGAAGCTGGGAAGAGCTGTCTGAGCTAGAACAAGCTCAAGGCACCTATTGCGACATGTATAAGGATGCCTACGGATTCCGTCCTCGCGAGGACACCAGCTCCTGGACCGTCGAGGACTTCGACGCCGAGTTTGTGCGCTTGGGCAAAATAATTTCGCGCGAAATGGCAGCCGAAGCCGTTGCCGAAGCCAAAGCCGTGAAGAGGTTTGAACAGCGTGTCACCGACACCATCAGCCTGGGCGCGCGTGACCGCGAGACTGCCCTGCGCTGGCTCATGGAGGCCAGCGAAGCCGACGGCGATTGGGAGCACTTTTGCTACCTCAACGGCCTGCCGTTCGGCTGGTTTGAGCCCAGCCGGGTGCGCCAGTAATATTATTGCTTACCCCATCTCAACAAAGCAATAAAATTACCGTCGATTTCACTAGACAAATGCGCCAACATGCGATATAATGGTAATATGATGAAAAAGAAATCTAAAAATCAATTCAATTATCTTGCCGCACTCGTTGACGGCGCGGTATTTCTATTCTTCTTTTCCACGATAGTTGGAGTATTGATTATGCTTGATTGCATTATCAATTAACCCAAATGAAAACTTACACACGCAACGGCATCACGGTTTTGATCGGGCTGGGCCTCGCGGCTTTCACAATCGACGGTCGCACTGTCGCCTCGGCTCGGTTCCGCCGTCATGAGTGGGGCCTCACAATCAAGGGCCACTTGTGGGCGGTGACGCCCAATATGGCGATTGCCCGCTTCAACGTAATTCCCGGCGACAAGATCACCCGAACGCCGGTTAAAAGGTTCAAATCTTGGCAGGCCTGCTGCGACGAGATCGTGGCGATTCTCGCTTCTCGCGAGACTGTCGAGCCGACGAATACGCCCATGTTTTTTTCAGCGGCGAAGAAAACATTGTTACTTATTTTGGACCAACAACGCAATAATATTACCGACGATTTTGTTAGACAACCGCGCCAAAATGCGCTATAATGATAATATGATGAAAGGAACGTAGTGTTCTTTTCGAGCAGAACACAAGAGGAAGTTAAGAGAATGAGTAACGTAGTTAAGATGAACGCTAAAGATAAGGTGGCCGTGCTGAATAGCCTTTTGGCGAAGAGTGGCAGGGTTATGATGGCTGAGCTTATTACGATGGTCGGCACTGCGCGCCGGGCACGTAGCGCCGTATTCAAGGCTCGGCGAAGTGGGCTTCTACTAGAGGCGGTTCGTGGGCCCTCCGGTAAGGTGGAGTCATATGTATCCGTTGGTACCGGGTCCGTTGGCACCGGGCACGTATCCTTTGGGTTGCCGACTAAGACGGTAGCGCCTGTAGTGGCGCCGACTAAGACGGTAGCGCCCGCAGTGAAGCCCGTGGTGAAGCCCGTGGTGAAGCCGACTGATGCGGCAGCGCCTGTAGTGAAGCCTGCGGCGCACGCGCCCTCGATTTCCGATGATGATCTCACCATCCCTGACTTTTTGAGGCGTGTCAAGACTTCTTCGGCTGTGGCCGTGTAGCAAACAATCGGCGTGACCCATGGATGGGGGGAGGCCCTTATAAAGCCTTTGCGGTGGATTACCGTTTCTACTAAGTTCGATCCTTAGCGCGCCGACCAATTTAACTCAGTCGATTATCAGAAAGCAGTCATAATGTTTGACACGATGATAATCGACTTTTTTTATTTCACGTAAGAGAACCCAAATGACATCCTTTCAGCCCGGCGAAACTTTGTCGGTCAAGTGCAAAAATTCTATTTTTTCTATGAGAAATGGTTATTGCACATTCGTTCCTGAATTCGAAACTTTCACGGGAGCGTATATGACTTCACCCGGCTGGCAAAAAATTCAGGCCATCAATCTTGCTACAGGCGATGCGTTTTTTCCGATGCGTGCATTGGCGATGACGGATGTAGTTGAGATTAGGCGAGGATCTGAAATTGTTCCTGTTCCGCTGCCAATGGCATCCGATCATTCGGTTAAAACTTGGACGATCAGCGGCTCCAAGAATCAGGTCTATACAATTACTGAAGAGAATGGGCGACGGACATGCACCTGCCTCGGGTTTAATTTCCGACGAGCATGTAAGCACATTGACGCTCGGCCAATTCAGTAATCGGCTACCTTCAAGTACCCGTAGCTCAGCCGAATAGAGCAACTGCCTTCTAAGCAGTAGGTCGCTGGTTTGAGTCCAGCCGGGTACGCCAGTAATATTATTGCTTACCGCATCTCAACAAAGCAATAAAATTACCGTCGATTTTGATAGACAAATGCTCTAAAATGCGCTATAATGATAATATGATGAACAACACAATGACTTATGATTTTCTCGATGGCGCCGGCCCAGTACCGGCGCATCAGCATCCCAATGGCGGCGGCTGGGTGGCTGATAGTGCCCGCGTAGTTGATAGTGCCTACATCGGCCGGAAAGCTAAGGTTTCCGGCACCGCTTGGGTCCTTCATAACGCTAGGGTCTTCGGCAACGCTAGGGTCTTCGATAACGCTGTGATCTATGACAACGCTCAGGTCTGGGGCACCGCCCAGGTCTCCGGCACCGCTAGGATCGATGACAATGCTAGGGTCTTCGGCAATGCTAGGGTCTATGGCAACGCTAGGGTCTTCGACAATGCTAAGGTCTATAACGACGCTAAGGTCTGGGGCAACTCTTCGGTCTATGGCAACACTAGGCTCTATGGTGATGCTCAGGTCTCCGATGATGCTAAGGTCTTCGGCGAGGCCGTGGTCTATGGCGCCGCTAAGGTCTGGGACAACGCTTCGGTCTGTGATACCGCTAAGGTTTCCGGCGCCGCTAAGGTCTTCGGCAACGCTGAGGTCTATGACAACGCTAGGGTCTATGGCAACGCTCAGGTCTGTGGTAACGCTAAGGTCTATAACGACGCTAAGGTCTGTGGCAAGGCTGTGGTTTATGACGCCGCTTGGATCTTCGGCAACGCTCAGGTCTTCGGCCGTTCTAAGGTCTATGACACCGCTTGGGTCTTCGACAATGCTAAGGTCTATGGCACCGGCCCCAAGTACATTGCTGAAATCTATGACAACGCCAGGATCTATGGCAACGCTCAGGTCTATGGTAACGCTAAGGTGCATGGCAACGCTAAGGTCTATTATGGTCTATTAAGCCGGCCGGCTTTGCTCGATCCGAATTGAAAGGGTACACTATGACGACTTATGATTTTGAAGATGGCCGCGGCCCAGTACCGGCCCATCAGCATTCCAATGGCGGCGGCTGGGTAGCAGATAGTGCCCAAGTAGCAGCCAGTGCCTTCGTCGGCCCGGATGCTAGGGTCTATGGCACCGCTAAGGTCTATGGTACCGCTGAGGTCTATATCAATGCTAGGATCTATGACAACGCTAGGGTCTATGGCAACGCTAGGATCTTCGACAACGCTTGGATCTATGACAACGCTAAGGTCCGTGGCAACGCTGTGGTCAATGACGGCGCTGAGGTCTATGACGACGCTGTGGTCTATGGCAATGCTGAGGTCTGTGGAAACGCTAAGGTCTATGGTACCGCTGAGGTCTATATCAATGCTAGGATCTATGACCACGCTAGGGTCTATGGCAACGCTAGGATCTTCGACAACGCTATGGTCTATGGCACCGCTAGGGTCTTCGACGGCGCTAATGTCTATGGCAACGCTGTGGTCTATGACGGCGCTGAGGTCTATGACGACGCTGTGGTCTATGGTAATGCTAAGGTCTGTGGAAACGCTAAGGTCTTGGGCAACGCCGTTATCGGAATGCGTCTCGACGGCTTCGACGCAGCGATCAAGGAGAACACAATGAGCGATGACCTTGTGGGATGGTTGCGCCAAGAGGCAGCCGACTGGGAAGTCTTGGACAACGTAAAGGCAAGCACAAAGCTACGGTGCGCCGCCGACGAGATCGAGCGGCTGCGGGCAGAGCGCGATGCAGGGATAGAGGCGCTGCGGGATCAGTTGACTGCACGCTGGGAGGCTGAAGAGAAGATCAAGAGCCTGCGGGCTGCGCTGGAAGGATTGCTGGAAGGCGTACACGGCGATGGATATGTCGTGCCAGCCGGGGCAGTCGCCACTCAACGCGCACGCGCAGCACTGGAGAACACATGAGCAATATCACGATGAAAATGAAGGATGGGACCGCTCGGGAGTTCAAGCACGAAGGGCGCCCAGGCGGCGGCTACACCAAGAGACTGAAGGCTGAAGGAGCGTTTGCCGTCGTCACCGATGAGTACGATTGCAAGACCTATGTGCCCGCCGCCGATATTGCCGAAATCATCGAAACCCCGACCCGTTGGTAGCCATGAGCGACCCCACCAAGGAGAACACATGAGCGATGAAGCACTGAAGCCGTGTCCGTTTTGCGGCTCTCGCGTTGCCACCTATCGCGACGAGATCGGCGGGTACGAAGTCTATTGCGATGGCGAGCTAGGTTGCGCGGGCGACGGCGACTCTCGTTACTCGACCGAAGCCGAAGCCATCGCCGCATGGAACCGCCGCGCCATGTACCCCTGACGACAAGATCGAGCGACTGCGGGAGGCGTTGCGAGGCGAGAAAGATAGTACCCCGATGAACTAACAGTACAATACTACTAACTATTTTAATATCAATCAAACCACAGGATAACACAATGACTACTAAGTACACTAATAATAAACTTTTGGCGTTTAAGAAATTCGTAAACGCGGGAATACGACAAGTTTCTATCGGGCGCGTCAAATATTCGCAGGTCGATAAGGAAACAAATATGTTTCGATATCATGTCGGCAATCTTGCGCTCGATAGAACAAAAAGCAGAGATAACCCCAATTGGGCCACTGTCGATGCGCTAGCCGAATATGCATTGGAGCAATATATGAATGGCGCAATTGAGCTAATTCAGAAGAAGAGTTCCGATGAATCGGGCACACAGTATTATGCTGTTCAGCGACAATTCACAATTAAGCAAAACTTTGTCGGATGTTATAGGACTGATCGCGTATGATCGTCGGTATCTGCGGCGCTATTGGATCTGGTAAAGATACAATAGCTCAATATATCTGCGACAGTAGAGGATTCGTTAGAGTATCGATGGCGGCTGCGCTTAAAGACGCAGCCGCTATCATATTTGGATGGGACCGAGATATGCTAGAAGGAATAACGCGAGACCATCGTGCGCGGCGCGAGGAGGTCGATTCCTTCTGGGCGGAACGATTAGGGCGCCCAGATTTTTCACCGCGCGCGGCCCTACAGATATTAGGAACCGAGCTATTTAGAAATAACTTTCATTCAGAAACGTGGGTGATTGCAGCCGAGCGAAAAATCATGCAGTCTAAAAATGTCGTTATTTCGGACATCAGATTCCCTAATGAAGTTGAAATGATTAGACGCCACAATGGCCAGATATGGCATGTCCGAAAAGGTGAGGACCCTGTATGGTGGCAATGTGCAAAGGATCATATTGTTGGTACCGATTCTATGCATGTGCATTACCCCAATGTTCATAATTCAGAATGGGCTTGGGCCAATACGGACTTCGATATTGTGATTGACAACAACGATACACTTGCTGCACTATACAGTAAAGTCGAATTGATTCTACATGATATCAATCAGAGGATTGAAATATGAGTGATGTTGACAACAAGACTCGAATGGGTCAGATTGGCGAAACTATATTCTCCAATTTCTGTTCGGCAAACGGGTATAAAATTGAAATGGCCATCGATCCCTATGATTCGAAAAAGGATATGATGGTTGATGGCCTGACCACAGAAGTCAAGACCCAAGTGCCATATGTCTATAAGAATGCATTCACATTCAAGCCCAATCAACTCAAAAAGTGCTTGACTGTAGAAAGGCTCATTTTCGTATCTGTTCCTAATCATAAGACTCCTCATTACAGTGAGGGTAAGATATATGAAATCGATCCTAAGAAGATGCAATACTATTCATATACCTCTAGAGACGGCCGAAATATGATTGCAATTCCTATTGATCAGTCTGATATGACAGAACTCTTTACAATGTCGAAAGAACATGCTAAACTACTTCAGAAATATTCCTCAAGTACATGGAACTAATATATGACCACACTATATAATACAGTCGAATTGATTCTACAATCAGCAAATACTAAATAAATCATGTTCTAGGAGATTGTATGCCCACATATACGATTAAAGATAATGACACTGAACATCTAGAAGAAGTTAGCATGACTTACTCTGCTCTGGAACAGTTTCTCAAACGTAACCCAAATAAAACTCATGTTCTATCTGCTCCGCGCATCGTGAGTGGCGTAGCCGGGCAACGAAAGCCCGACGAAGGCTTTAGGGATATTTTGAGAAATATTAAGAAAACAAATAGACGGAGTACGATGAATATACTTTAGTAGGAGAAGCGATGTACACTAATTCACTTCAATACGCCGATTCTAGTGCCACATATCTTACACGACGGGAAAAGAAGTTACAGAAAAGAATAAAAAAGACACAATACAACGTCGAGGCTAGAAATCAGCTTGCTAAAGTGACATTGAAGCGAATAGTACCCATCACAGATAATCAATCGCGAACATTCGAATCATTCGCAAACGATAGAAACATTCTTCTACATGGTTCGGCAGGAACAGGCAAGACATTTCTTGCTTTGTATTTGGCCTTAAATTCAGTCATCATGGGAACATCACCAAAACCAATCGTAATTCTTCGAAGTGTCGTACCCTCTCGCGACATGGGGTTTCTACCCGGTAATGTCGAGGAGAAGATTGCGGTATATGAAGCTCCGTATGATGGGCTATGCAGTGAGCTAACAGGCCATGCTACGGCATACGATTATTTCAAGAAAAATCATTATATTGAATTCAGCACCACATCGTTTCTTCGAGGCATTACGTTTCGCGACAATATAATTATCATCGATGAAGCCCAGAATTGTAGCGGGCATGAATTGAATACCATCATGACCAGAATTGGTGAAGGCTGCCGCGTAATCATATGTGCAGACTTCACGCAGACCGATCTGATCAAGTCAGAGGACAAGCTGGGCTTTCGGAAGTTCATGCAAATTATCAAGGCCATGAATAGCTTTGATCATATTGAATTCACTCACGACGATATCGTCCGAAGTGCATTAGTGAAAGACTATATTATTACTAAAGACAGGATGAACATAGATTTATGAAATTTACACATGAGATTATATCATTTGAGGAACTGACAGCAACTTCTACACCCTCGGGAAGACTATATGAAACTCCCCGAGGATCATATCCCTCTATTACGACGATACTTGGTAAGCAGCCCGACAAACAGAAGGGTCTACAAAAGTGGCGTGATCGTATTGGTCATGAGAAGGCTGATCGAATTGCCAATACCGCAGCACGCCGCGGCACGAACATTCATGAACATTTGGAATTGTATCTCATGACTGAGAAGATGCCGCTCAATGAAATGCCAACTACCATGGCTATGTTCTCGCAGATGAAACAGGTTATAGACAAGAATCTGGAAATCATCAATGCATCTGAAGCTCCCATGTATTCCGATACTCTTCGTGTTGCTGGGCGATGCGATCTAATTGGTATATGGAAAGGCGAACGCGCCATCATAGACTTCAAGACTTCTTCTCGCGAGAAGCAGCGTAAATATATCACGGATTATTTTTTACAATGCACGGCCTATAGCATGATGTTCGAAGAGAGAACACAACTGCCCTGTAAAAATATTGTCGTCATCATTGGATGCGATGAAACGCCAATGGCTCAAGTATTTGAAGCCAAACGCGATGACTATGTTGATGATGTCAAACGAATTATAAACGACTATCATGCATAAAAAGCTTGCTAATGAATGTCAATTAGTCTATACTAAATAAAGATATTCGATGAAGCTATTCATAGGTATTCAGGACTCGGGGGCAGTACCCGACACTTCCACCAATGGGAGTGAAATAGGATCGACTGGTGCTAAAAGGTAGTGGAGAATCGGCAACGCGGAAGCCGGATAGTTAAAGAAGCACTCGTAAGAGCCAACGATAATGTCTCATTTGAGGAATATCGCCTAGCGGCGTAATCTCATTGGGTTTCGGCCGGTTTCCTAGAAACAGAATAACCGTCCACCCCGAAACAACAAGGATGCAATGATATGCGAATTATCATAGTATGCGTAATTGCGTTAATTGTGGTATTGTTTACTGTCACCAGCGCGTATGCACAGACACAAGTTGGTCACGCCAATCTAAGGCGCGGCACCGATCTTCATAAGATCATTGTCGAGCAATCTCAAAACCATAATGTTTCAGTCGATCTGGCCCTCGCAGTAATAGCTCAGGAATCAGCCGGAAGATGTTCTGTCACATCATATTCTGGTGCTATCGGGCTTATGCAAATCAAATACGCTACGGCCAGAGATATCGGCTATCGAGGGTCGCCTCATGGGCTATATGATTGTCGAACCAATATACAATATGGCATGAAATATTTAGCTATGGCGTCGGAAAA